TGGAATAAATGACACGTTGGGGAACGTGTTGTTTGTAAAAATCATCAATTTCACGTATATATGTAAGGGATATATAGAATTTCATTTAAAGAACCCAGTAGGCATCGATGCTTACTGGGTTCTTCGTTTTTATAAATCGGCTAAAATTCTTTAAAATTTAATCAGTTGCTCAACCGTTGCTCAACCTTCATGCCTTTTGATAACATCCTTCACAGATAATATCGCCTCGCCATGCGGTATTTGGTTAACAACAGATATCAATTCATCGACGTCTCTATGAATATACACCTGATTCGTAACATCTTTATGCGAATGCCCCATTAGCGTTTTTGTCATAGCATCGGACGTGCCTATCTGTGTAAGAAGAGTGGCGAATGTATGTCTCCCGTCATGGGGCAAATGCCCTGGTACTTTCATTTTTAAATACCGGCTGAGCGCCATTTGTATGTTTTTAGGCGTGGATGTCGGAAGCATATACTCTCCGTGCTCGAATCGACTCGTGCTGTACCATTTTCTTATAAATGGCATAATACAATTGGCTATCGGTATGATGCGGTTTTTACTCGCATCCGTTTTAATACCGCCAATCATATAGCGTTCCTTTATATGCACATCAGCAAATTTTATTGACTTAATTTCGCCAGGTCGCATGCCTGTGTATATTAAGCATAACATGATTCTTGCATATTCATCTGTATTCGATAATTGCCATAAATCATAAATCTCTGCCGGTAAAAATGGCTTATGTAAAGTTGACTTTTCTTTTGCGGGCAACGTGACTAGGCTAGCGTAGTTTTTGTCAACAATGTCATTTCGTATGGCTGCCAGAAAACATCCGTTCATGGCTGTTTTAATCTGTGCTAACGCAGGCCCGCTCATGTGGCTATGATCATCAATAATTGCTTGTAGATGGGCTAATCTAATATTTTTAATGGGGATATTCATAAGATGTAGCATTTTCTTTTTATTGTGAGGGTAACCGCCTTTGTCTAGTTGTACCCCTTTGCGCATCTTATCTTCGATCATCCATTCCCAACATTGGCCAAAGGTAGTATCATTTACTTCGTATTGTTGGGCGTTTGCATCGTATGCAGATAATGCATTATATGCCTCTTTTTGCGTTGCAAAGGTTCCTATTGATTTACGTAAAGGTTTACCCTCGGAGTCATATCCAAGGGTTACCACGGCTCTATATGGCTTGCGTAGAGCCTTATGTTTCATCTTATATACGGTGCCAGTACCGTTGGCACGTTTCATGGCCATAATTACATACCTCCTATAACTAAGCCCCTATCTGAGTAGTATCGGATAGGGGCTTTACGTTTATTAATCATTTGTCTTATAGACTAATTTATTTTCTTTATCCATAAGTTCTGCTAATTTATCAGTGGTAATAGGTATTTCAATTTTATCGCCATTTCCATTAATAAATTTAATAGTATACGGTGGGTTCATAATTATTTGTTTAGGTATTGCATAGTAGACAAGGGCATAGCTATGCGGCATCATATCATAGATTTTGGTATTCATCGCTACTGGGATTATATACTGATTGTCCTTTTCTATAAGTAATCGTTGTGATGGTAGTTGAGGCATTACTGTACCGGCTAATGGATTCTTTAGATGAAGTGCATATGTAGCTATGTATACATAATCATTACTGTTTAGTATGGCTTTCTTAAAAGATTCGTCTGGAAAAATCAGACGATCGTCTTTGGAATATGATACATATTTAGTGATTGTAGCTGGGGTAATTAATACCGCGGCGCCACCAGCTCCACTCCGAAGTTCAACTCCATAATTAATTGGGCTTTCAAGTTTACGATCAGTTTTATAATTTTGCCCGGTGCTCCAGATTTTATCATACGTTTCTGGGGTTACATCAATAAATTGTGCAAATGAAGAACTAGCAACTGTTGCAAATAATGCCGCGATAGATAAAATTTTATAGAATTTCATTGTTTATCTCCCTTATTAATCTCCCTTATTAATCTCTTACAAAGTCACATTGTACATAACAACCTTACCAATCAGGTATAAGTCATCTGTATTCTCGTAACTAAATATGATGTCCCGAAATGCCATATCCGAGCTATCAGGTTTAAATACAAATTCTTTATGTTGTTTATCATTGTAGAATCTTTTAACTGTATAATCCCCTCCATTCTTAATAACTACAATATCTCCGTCATGGATATCTGGCAGTTCTATATTTCTTAATACGGCGATAATAGCGCCGTTTTGGATAACGTTGTTCATGCTTTCACCGTTAACCGGCATAAGTATAATATTCTTATTGCCCGCGTAACGACCCATCATAAAGTCTGGGATAGATATAGTAGGCATGAAGTTAATGGCGTCTATCGTGGTTAACGCGCCCGCTGATACAGATGCAGGTACGTATTTGTAATTGTTGAGGTGAACCATATCTATAAACGCATCAGATTCTGCGTCAAAACGGCTGGCTGATTCGAACTGTTCAAATCTGTCTGAATCGCCGTTAAACACGCTCGGGATATATTCATCATACATGTCGTTATCCTTATAGAACTGGGACAAACTTTTACCATATACATCGCATAATTTTTTGAGTAAAAACAAATTAATGGGCTCTATCTCTGCCTCATAATCCTCAAGGTCTTTCTTGGGGATTTTTGTTATTTTTGACAGGTCCGAAAGGGATAAACCTGAGTTAACTCTTTCATTGATTAGCGCCCCCGGGATGCGGTCATCGGCTATCAGGTCCGAATCTGTTAGGTAATCAACAGTAACATCATAGCGTTCCGCGATGCGCTTTAGCAAATCCAAAGGAATTTGTCTCTTCTCAGATTCATAATTACTTAATGTATTTTGAGCAACACCTAAGTCTTCGGCGAACTGTAGTTGACTAAGCCCTAACATGTGGCGTAATTGTCTTAATTTCATAAGTCTTCCTCCTTAAAAGTCTCCCTGCTTACACAATATCACATATAGCGATATTTTTCAAATATATTGTTGACGATAATCTCAAATTGAGATATACTAATATCACAAATTGAGATATTTTAGATGTAAAAGGAGGTGATTGGATGAGACAGTACTTGATTGACGCCAGAAATAAAAAAGGGCTCACCCAGGTTGAGGCGGCAAGTAAGCTTTTTATGTCTCAAAATTATTTATCAAATTTAGAGACTGGCAAAAGGCAGAAAAGCCTTAGCGTGGCAACTTTAAAGGCGTTCTCAAAAGTTTATCAGATTCCGTTGGCTGATTTAATCGCATCAGAATCTGCATATGGAAATACCTAATAGGTAACGAAATTAAAAGAAAGGAGGACATTATGAAAATAAATATCGTAACTGTAGGAGTTAATGAAAGCCATGTTAGCGACGTCATTAAACAGGTAAAGGATATTGAGGAAAAGCACAATGTGGATTGTACTATTACCGTCAATATCCCATACCGGAGACCTTACTCTACTGAAATGGTCTTACCGTAACTTTTGTATGCTTTTTTAAATGCTTCGACCGCCTCATGGGGTACACGTCGATGTTCAAGGTACTGAAGGATGTTAAAGAAATCGCCATCTCTCGGAAAATCTGGATCTGATAGGGCATCTCTTACTAAATCTCCAAGTACCGAGTCCTCATCCTTAAATTGGGTGAGCCATTCAAATATACTCACAGCAACCACCTCCCTTCTAAGGTGATTATAACAAATTAAAAAGAAACGAGGATAGTAAATGACAGACATGGAAATTTTGTATAATGCTTACCGTGATAGCGGGTTGCAGACCAATGAGGAAATGGAAAATTTACTCGGATGGCCGAACGGTAAGATTAGAACCATGAAAGCCCGGCTAAAGGCTAGAGGCCTTATCGACTATGAATTTGGTAAGCCGGTTACGATTTTAAAGCCGTATCGAGAAGATGTGGAAAAGCCAGAAAGCTTCAAAGCAGCTATATACCGAGAGATGCTAGAAGTTTACATGGATGATTTCCGTAATCAAGATACTTTTAAAGATCGTTTACAAGTAGGCCAAGAAATCAGAATGATTTTGAAGGCTATATGAAAAGGAGGGGCAGTGCACATGATTAGAAAAGTGATTTCAGTCGTCCAAATGTCGACCGTGCTTGGTGTTAGTCTAACAGCTATCCGAGAGGGCATCGCAAGAGACCGATTCCCGTTCGCATACGCTTGGCAGTCGCCAGGTAAGAAATCCCGTAGCTTTGTCATCGATAAAGAGGGGTTTAGAACATTCCTTGTCCATTCGCTAGGCTGGGATGTGAAAGTAGTTGATGCGGAGTTTAAATCCGCTGGAATTCATTAGGAGGAATTAATCATGACATGGATTGACGCAGGAATGCATTTGAGCTTAGCTGCAGCAGCAGTAGCATCTATTTTATCAATGATGATGTTATAGGAGAAATGTAATTATGAAAGCTATTCCGGTAAACAAAACAGCAATGGCTGCACATTTAAAAGCAATCGAATCAGATCGAATTTTAAATCACATCGATAGCAATATCATGGATGCGGCATATGAGCTGCAAAATTTTATGTGTGATTACGATGAATCTGAAATCCGTATTATCGTCACTACAGATGGTATTACGGCCGAAAGAATTGAAGAGGAGGACGAGTATTAATGGGCTATATGTTAATTGGCACGTTTTTGGTAGCAGGCTCTATGGGGGCCTTAGAGCTTGACAAAATAGGATATGTACAGTTCTGTGTGCAGGCTCTCATCGGTTTGGCCATATCCATGTATGGTTACAAAAAGGATATGGATGAAGTTTATGCTGAAGACCGCGAAGATGTCGAGTACATTCCGCAAGTAAGAAAATGCGGCGAATACTGTCGCAATCCATATTACAACTAAATGCATATAAGGAGGTGATTAAATTGCGAAATTGTAGTACCTGTCCAAAGCGAGATTATTGCATTCCTGATGAATGCGAGGATTTGGGCATAAAAAATGAGCCTGATGATGCGGCAACATCAACAAGCTCAAATTAGAAAGTATCCATTTAAAGTATACCACAGAAAGGACACCTTATGGAATTCTTATTAGTTACTTACGATACCAGTGATTATTACTGGCAAAATAATACACCTGTACATAGTCCAGATGAATTTTGGTTTAGATATTACGAATCCGATACAAATGTTCCAATTGATAGCATTGGTGTCGGTGATTGGGTTGTTGTTAAATCAAGAAACGGCTTAGGTCTTGCCCGTGTTTTGAAAAAGGCAAAAGACCTTGATACTGTTCGGATGCAAGGTTTCAAAGGAAATGTAGTCAAACAGGTCATTGCAGTTATCGATACTTCTAAATGTGATAAACGTGAAAGCGATCGAGCTAAATTGGAGGACATAGAAAAGAAACTCGAACAAAAGGCTAAGAACGCTGAGCGCTTGACTATGTATCGATTACTTGCAAAAGATAATCCAGAATTCTCGGCATTACTTACTGAGTATGAATCTGTAAAGGCGTCTGTCGATGAATTATAACGCTTTCATCAACTCCAAGTCTAAAATGTCAGAATCTCACGGATTTGATATTGATACAGATATGCTAAACAAACACCTATTTGACTTCCAACGAGATATCGTTAAATGGGCCTTGGCAAAAGGTAAAGCTGCCATATTCGCAGATTGCGGATTAGGTAAAACTTTAATGCAGCTGTCCTGGGCGTATGAGATTTATCTACATACAGGTGGATCCGTACTCATATTAGCACCACTAGCTGTGGCCGCTCAAACACAGTCCGAGGGTGAACGTTTCGATATTCCTGTGACTATATGTGAATCCGATGATGATATTGTGCCAGGCGTTAATATTACGAATTATGAGAAGTTGGGGCGATTCAATACCGACAATTTGATAGGTGTCGTGCTTGATGAATCAAGTATCCTAAAGTCATTCACCGGTAAAGTACGTACGGATTTAATAAATCGATTCAGTAATACTCCATATCGGTTGGCGTGTACGGCAACGCCTGCACCGAATGACTATATGGAACTTGGCAATCATGCGGAGTTCCTCGGCATTATGAGCCGTAATGAGATGCTATCTATGTATTTCACGCACGATGGTAGCGATACCGCTAAATGGCGATTAAAAGGCCATGCAGAGAATACCTTTTGGGAGTGGATGGCGTCATGGGCAGTAGTGTTAGATAATCCGGCATCCCTGGGTTATGAAGATGATGGCTATGAATTGCCTGAGTTACACGTACATGAAATTGTTGTTGATAAAACAGGTGAGGATGTCCCTACTTTATCCTTACTGGAACGCCGCAGGGCTCGCAAAGCATCTCTTGAATCAAGATGTAGAGCAGCAGCTGATTTAGTCAATGCATCTAATGAGCAATGGCTAGTATGGTGCGACCTTAATGATGAATCGACTACTTTGAAAGAAATGATTGATCTCGCAGAGGACGTCAAAGGTAGTGATAAGGCGATTCGAAAGCAGGGCATGATGTTAGGTTTTGGTTCTGGATTCCTAAAATGTTTGGTAACAAAGCCAAGTATCGCCGGATTCGGAATGAACTGGCAAAGCTGCCACAATATGATATTTGTCGGGCTATCCGATAGTTATGAACAGTATTATCAAGCACTTCGCCGATGCTGGCGATTTGGCCAGAAGCATGAGGTGAACGCATATATCGTAATCTCCCAAAAGGAGGGCGCGGTTAAAGCAAATATCGAACGTAAGGAAGCGGATGCTATAAAAATGAGGGACGCTATGATTGCGCTTATTCGTGACGCTGTTCGTACTGAATTATCTAAAACTAGACGGGAATCAACGGAATACAATCCGTGTGTGCCGATGGTGTTACCTAACTGGGCAGAAATGAGGGCTGTTATATGACTAAAATTTACGTAAGCCATCCATTCGGAGGATTGGCTAAAAATAAAAAGAATGCTGACTCTGTATTAAAGTGGCTGCAGGACAATATGGGCGTATTTCCAATAAAAGAACCTTTTGGTAGTGATACACATAACATATTCCTATCACCCATACATATATTAGGGCATTTGTACAATAAGGTCGATTATGATACCGGCATAGACTGGTGCATTGACCTTCTAAGTGGCTGCGATGCAATCGTAATGTGCAACGGCTGGGAGAACTCAACCGGGTGCAACTTGGAATTAGCTTATGCTAAGGGGCATAACATAAGAGTCATCCACATCAATGAGTTAAAAGCAGCCAAATTAACTAAATTAGCTGTTGACGCAGGCATGAATATAGCTATAGCCTCCCTTGCTGGAGTCGCAATGCTGCAAACGCTAAATAAAAAAGCAAAGGAGGACCTACAACATGAACGTGCTAAATCAGTTAATTGAGTCCCGATTTGCAATCTATAATGGCGACTCAGTAGAAGTGCTAAAAGGGCTACCTGATGATAGCGTTCATTACTCTATATTTAGCCCTCCATTTAGTAGCTTGTATGTTTACTCAAATTCCGATAGGGATATGGGCAACTCATCTACTGATAGTGAGTTTTGGCAGCACTTCAAGTATTTAATCGCAGAATTATACCGTGTAATGATGCCAGGGCGATTAGTATCGGTCCATTGTATGGATTTACCACTCACGAAATCCAGGGACGGTGTTATCGGAATGAAAGACTTTCCTGGTGACATTATTCGAGCCTTTCAGGATGCTGGATTCGTGATGCATTCCCGAGTCACGATTTGGAAAGACCCTCTCATTGAGGCTACTCGGACAAAGGCTCTAGGGCTTTTACATAAGCAAATTGTAAAAGATTCTGCCATGTGCCGTATGGGGGCGCCTGATTACATCGTTACATTGCGTAAACCTGGTGACAATCCGGAGCCCATCGCGCATCCAGAAGGGTTTACCCAGTTTTTCGGTCAAGAGGAACCTGAGGGAATCAAAGGAATTGAAAGACCTGCGCCCAATCCAGTTTTGTTTGATAAAAAGCAAAAATACAATCCGGAGCCTATATATAGCCATCAAGTATGGCGCCGATATGCTAATCCTGTATGGGCCGATATCCGCCAAACGCATACGCTGAATTATAAAGCAGCTCGTGACAATAAGGACGAACGTCATATTTGCCCGCTGCAGCTAGATACTGTGGCTCGATGCATAGAGTTGTGGAGGAATCCCAACGATATCGTACTTGATTCTTTTGCTGGTATTGGTAAGGTC